GAAATAAAGATTGTGGCATTACATATGCCCACAGTTTAGCAGATGGTACTGGCGCCGCTGATATTTCCGCAGCTTTAACAGCTTTTGGAAGCGCCTGGAATACTTTAGTTATTAACCCTTATGGATCTGCAACTCATGCAGCCCTTGAATTGGTTAACGGTATTCCTGATCCGGATGCTCCAACCGGAAGATATGGAGCAACTACTTTCAAACCTTTTATTGCAATTTGGGGATCAACTGAAGATACTGCTGCAACCATTGCGGCTATAACTGATGCAAAGAAAACGCAAGTTACAAACGCATTGGCGCCAGCTCCAAATTCTGAAGGGTTCTCATGGGAAGCCGCCGCAAACATGGCGTTTTTAACCGCTAAAATAGCTCAGGATAGTCCTCATTTAGATATTTCCGGTATGAGTTATCCTGATATGCCCGTTCCAGTTGACGAAGTAATTGGAGACATGAGCGACTATAATCAGAGGGATTATCTTGTTAAAAAAGGTGCTTCAACTGTTGAATTGGTTGCAGGAGCTTACCAGGTACAAGATTTTGTAACAACCTATCACCCGGACGGAGAAGTGCCTCCACAGTATCGTTATTGCCGTAATCTCATGTTAGATTATAACGTTCGTTACGGTTACTATCTACTGGAGCATATCTATGTGGTTGGTAAAACTCTCACAAACGATGATCAATCAGTAACAGTTGACAACGTAATAAAACCAAAGGGTTGGAAGCAACAACTATATTCTTATGCTGATGATCTTGCTTCCCGGGCGCTAAGTGCAGATGCTGGCTTTATGAAAAAAAATATCACTGTTGGTATTTCGTCAACTAATCCTGATCGATTTGAAACAATGTTCCGCTATAAGAGGACTGGGACTGTTCGCATAGCTTCGACCGACGCTGAAGCTGGGTTTAATTTCGGAAGTGTTTAATTTTTAAAACTTAACAATTATGTTCGTAGGTGGAGACATATTAGAAATCAGTTATAAACACCCGACTTTAGGAACAGGTACATGGTTTCCAAAATCGGGCGAGGATCTGACAGTAGATCCGGGTGGTTATCGTTCAGAAGATAAAGAGGACGGTATAACCGGCGACGGGCAAATGATTGATACAATCAATCGTAAGCGTTGGTCAATGGAAGGTTCCGTGGCATGGGACACAGCATCTCAGGACGAAGTTTTACAAGCCGCAAAACTTGGTGCAAGCCCGGTACTTGCTGACTGGACTTTTACCCATATCAATGGAACGATTTGGGGCGGTAAAGGCAAGGTCGTTGGGGAGGTAAAAGGATCCAGTAAGGATGCTACCATGAAATTAAAAGTAGCCGGCGGAGGTGTTTTATCTAAAATATCATAATTAAGTACCATATGGAAAAAACAAAAATAGAAAAAGAAGTTGCCCAGGCTGATTTTGATCGATGGTTTGAAGTAAAAAAACTACCAAAAACCAGACGCGAAGGTGAAAGCGAATCAATGGTAAATGAATTGCTTGGAAGTATTGAGGAAGGTTTTATTGTCCTTCAGGATGATGGCGGGGTAAAGCTGTTTTTACGCGAACCGCTTACAGGTGAGCGTCCATTAAATGAGTTAAATTTTGTTCCTCGTTTAACGGCCGGCCAACTCATGTCTAAAACGGGTTATGCAAAAACATCTCAGGAAAAGCAAGTTGCAACAATCGCTGCTTTTTCGGATGAAGTTGGCGGTACCATAAGAGCGCTTGGAACTATTGATTTAACGATAGCTGCCGTAATAACAAATTTTTATTAAGCGAGGATGTCATTCACAATTTAGACATCTATATAAAATCAGTGGCCCGCACTTACCACTGGACACCCTCGCAAATTATGGAGCTATTCCTAGACGAACTCGATTGGTACGGTTTAATTTACTGGTACAATGATTCCCGGGACATGGAGTCTGAAATAAAAAACACTTAATGGCAGTCTTTTCAATCAATACTATATTTGGCGCAATAGATAAATTTTCCGGCCCCGTTAGTCGCATGGAAGCGGCCAATAAACGATTCATGGGTGGAATTGAAAGATCCATGGGAGGTCTCGGGAAGAAAATAATTAATGTCCGGGATAACTTAATTGGGCTTGCTGCTAATTTATCTATTGCCGCTGTTGTTGGTATGGGATTTCAGGGTATTTCACAATTTCAAGATTCTTTAACATCATTCTCTGCAGTCTCCGGAGTCACCGGTAAAGATTTAGGAAGGTTCAAAAATAAGATTTTGGAGGTTGGCACTGATGCGAAAAAAAGCGCGGTGGATGTTTCAAAGTCATTTGAACTAATCGGCTCTGCAAAATCTGAATTATTGCAGGATGAGAAAGCCCTGGGTCAGGTATCAGCCGCTGCAATTACACTTTCGAAAGCTTCGCGTGTGGGGTTGGAAGATTCAACTACTTCGCTGGTGGGCGTTCTTAATATGTTTAATCTTAAGGCAAATGAATCTTTACGAGCGGTAAATGCTTTAGCAGCTGGTGAAGTTGTCGGGGCGGCTCGTACATCTCAAGTAAACGATTCAATAAGGGCGTTTGGTGCCGGTGCCGAAATGATGAATGTTTCCCTGGAACAATCCATCTCAATGGTTGAAGTGCTGTCCCAAAAACAAATATTTGGAGCGGAGGCGGGAACAAAATTAAGGAATATTCTTTCCAAAATGTCTGCTGCAAAAGGTCTACCCAAAGAGGCCATTGTCCAATTTCAAAAGATGGGAATCAATATTGATTTGGTTTCCAATAAATCAATTCCATTTGAAAGACGGTTAACTGAAATGGCTAAGGCTACCAAGAGCCCTGTTGCATTAATGAAAATTTTCGGAGAAGAGAATAAGGAAGCTGCAGCTATTCTATTAAATAATGTGGTTCTTTTTAAAGATTGGACTAAGCAAGTTACTGGAACAAATACAGCTGTTCAACAAGCGGACATAAATAGTAAAACATTTACCGTACGAATGGAAGAGCTTAAAAATAAGTTTATAAACCTCGCTATTGTTGGCAATGAATCCTCTGGTACCTTAAATTTATTTGGCAAAGGGATTGGTTTTGTTACGGATCATTTGGGTACGATATTAGGAGTTATCGGCTTAACAATTGGTGCATACGCGGCCTATTGGGCTGTGATGAAGACAGGTATATTAATTCAAGGGGCATTTAATGTTATACTTGGTATTTCAGCGGCTTTCCAGTCCGCTGTTCCCATCCGGATTGGAGCGAATGTAGTTGCTTTGACGGCCTATAATATTGCAACAAAAGCTATATCTGCATCAACTGCCATATGGAGCGGTATTCAGTGGCTTTTAAATGTTGCGTTTTTAGCATGTCCTATTGTGTGGATTATTTTAGGAATAATGGCGCTGGTAGGAGCGGTAATATGGGTATGTACTCATTGGTCAAAATTTGTTGGTTGGCTAAAAATAGGATGGGAATGGGTTAAGAAAATGGGCAAAGGTATTTTAAGTTTTCTTTTGGCTCCGCTCCAACTTATTTTGAAAGTAATTGCAAAGTTAACCGGTGCTGATTGGGCATCTGATTTAAGTGGTAAAATATCATCGTTAACCGATAGCGAGGATACTCATAAGGCCGTTAACCTGGCAGCCGCTCAAACTAGTACGCAGACTTCAAAATATGAAGAGGTGAAAAAAGAACAAGTAGGAATTTTACTCACCAACAAAACCGATAAAAACGCGACTATAACACGTAACACGGCACCAATGCCGCAGGTAACATCATCAACTCAAACAACCTGGTAATGATAGATATTTTAATAGTTGAATCGGGTAATGGCGGGGATATTTCACTTATTAACGGTGATATCCAATCAACAGACAGTCTCTCTAATCAGGCGTATCTAGCCCACTTTGGAGGCAATACTGAAGCTTCAACTACAAATGAAGAGGTGACCGGTGGCCGGATGGATTGGTGGGGAAATGAATTTATTAAAGATGATATCAACATGCAAATGAACAGTGAGCTGGAACGTACTTTAAACAAAGTAGCTCTTACCAGCTCCGGAAGATTAAAACTCGTTCAGGCCGCTAAAAATGACATGGATTTTCTTTCAAACATCGCAAAAATAGAAAGTGAAGTAAGCATATCCGGGATTGATAAAGTGCAAATATCCGATAAGATTAACCAGGGAATTGCATCATTTCAGTGGAACGCTACTAAGAACGAATTAATTGAAGAAATTTTAATATAATGGCTGATATACCTTCCTTACTCGAATTGCAAACTCAAATCGAAAACGATTTGCGGGCTAAACTTGGAATTACAGCACCATGGTATGGTAAGGTAATGTTGAAAGTTTTGGCTATAGTTCAGGCGGCCAGGATAAAACTTATTTATTTACGCATTGCGAAAGTCCAAAAGAACATATTTGTGGACACCGCAGAAAGTGAATCTCAGGGAGGTACTCTGGAAAGATTTGGTCGCGTAAAATTAAATAGAAATCTATATCCAGCTGAAGCTGGAATATATACTGCTAATGTTACCGGGGTTATTACCGGATCCATTATAAAGGGGCAGACTTTTAAAAGTTCATTAGGATCAACTTCCCCGGGAATGATGTACGAAGTTGTTTCGACTGTGACATTAACAGGCAATGCCGGACAAATTCAAATAAGAGCTTTAACCCCTGGAGAAAGTTCCGTTTTACAAATTGGAGATCCAATTGAAAGCACTGCGCCAATTGCAAATGTAAATTCAAAGGCAATTATAGCCGCAATAAATACAACTCCGGTTAACGCTGAAGATTTAGAAACATACCGCCGGTTGATCCTTGAAAGTTTTCAACTTGAACCACAAGGCGGAGCTGCTACGGATTACCGAATATGGGCCGCTGATGCTTCCGGAGTAAGAACTGTTTATCCTTACACAAAAAACAACGCAACCTATACTGTACAAATATTTGTTGAAGCAACAAAAGATAATACCGCGCCAGGTCAACCTATAGGATACGCGCCAAATTCAATGTTAACTGAAGTTTCAGAGGTTATAGAATTAGATCCTGATACTACCAAGCCAATCAATGAAAGAGGACGTAGGCCATTACAGGCCATCCCTGAAGTTTTAAGCGTAATACCCACAGGTGTAACAATTACTATTATTGACTTATCTGATAAATCGACATCTGCAAAGGCTATAATTCAGGCTGCAATTGAAGATTATTTATATACTATACGGCCTTACATTGCTGGAGCTGATGGACAAAATAAACATGACTCTGTTTATTTGAGCGGCATTATTACAGCCATTTTCAATGCCGTTGGATCAACGATTAATTTTTCATCTGTCGAAATAAGAATTAATGATACTGTATATAGCAGTTATACATTCGGCAACATCCCCGCAACATACGGGCATTATCCATATTTGCAAAGCCTCTTAACTCCATGATCGGCATAAACGACATATTGAAACTCACAAAGCAGCTTCTGCCAACTGGTAGGGCTTGGAAAGTTCCAAAAGGGGGGTACCTGGAAAAGCTACTAAGTGGATTAGCTGAAAGCGAAGCCAGGGTTGATAATTTTGCACTTTCAACACTTCAAAGAATATTACCTGATAATGCTGATTTTACTGCTGATGATGCTGCAGAATGGGAACGTCGGTTAGGCTTGCCAGTACTCCCATCATACACAAACCTAGCAGCCCGGAAAGCAATAATTTTAAGAAAATATCAATTCCCTGCAGGGAAAATATGCCGGCAAAACTGGCGATATATACAGGATCAGTTAAGGTTATGCGGGTTCGATGTATATGTCCATGAAAATTTAAATGGAGCCCTTTCTGTAACATATACAAATGATTTTCAGCATGGATTCGATACTGAACACGGGGTTGATACAGAAATGGGATCTTCAAGTATTGATTTAATTGCGAACCAAATTAAAAAAGGGGAAACTTTTGACCTGGATAATTCCCGGGGAGTCTTTTTTATTTGCGGTGAAACTTATCCAAACCCTGGCCAGGTGTCCCCGGATTTGGTAGAAACATTTCGTCAGTTGGTTTTGATGATGAAACCCGCAAATTCAGTAGCTGTATTGATTATAAATTATGTCCATTCCGGAAGTTTAATGTTTGTCAATGGTGATAAAATTATTACGGTTGATAATAGAGATTTACAATTAATGTCATTCAATTGATCTTATGTTAGGAGTTGAAGTAAATACGGGAGAATTAAAGGCTTTCACAAAGAAGCTTCGCGAACTGCATAGGTCGAATTTACCTATTGTTGTCCGTCAGGCTTTAAATAATACGGCCTTTGATGTTCTTAAAAATACGCTTCCTTCAAAATTTAGCGGTGAATTTATCATTCGCAATAGATCTTTTTTACGCTCCCATACCGGAGTTGAGAAAGCAGATGGTTGGAACATTAATGAAATGAGAAGCAAAGTTGGTATTACTCCGAAAGGGAGTGAAGCCGCTGAAAATCTCACAAAGCAGGAGTATGGTGGATCTGAAAAAAGGCCTTTCATTTACATGGACCAATCCCGCGTGAGTGGATCTAATCAAAAAGTTGTAAAGACGGCCAATTATGTTCAAAACAAAAACTTTTTAAAAGGATCCCCAACTAAGCAAAAAACTCAAAAATCACAATTTGTTGCAAATGCAATTGAAGCAAAGAATAACAATCTGTCTTTTTTAAAAAATGATATTCTGTTCGATGTAAAATCAATCAGATTAGTAAGAGGCCGGGTAGAGATAAAATTAACCCCTATTGCATCATATAAAAAGAACCGCAGTATAAATATTAATCCCCATCATTTTTTGATGTACGCAAGCCTTGAATCATATAAAAAACTTAGTGGATTTTACATAGAGGCAGCAAAGAAACGATTTGAAAAAGCTTTAAAAAAATGAGTTGGCAGGAAGATATAGAAAATAAATCATTTGCTATCATCACCGGTGATGGTAGAGAGTATTTGCCAAAGTGGAAAAATGCTGTAAAAGCAGTTGAATATAATGTTTCTGTTTTTGATTTTGTAAATGTTGCAGGTTCTTTGGTAGACAGACGAAAACCCAAAGCAAATAAATTTGACCTTGAATTTTATTTCGATGGTGAAAACGCGATCCAGGACGGGAATAATTTTGCAATTTCCGCTCGTGACAATCGGCGATGGACAATTAAACATCCATTTTACGGCGAGATAAAATGTCAACCTTTATCGTTAAGCCAGGATAATTCTGCTTTGAATTGTTCAAAGTTTATAGTTCCAGTACTTGAAACACTCATAGAAGGCTGGCCCAAATCAGAAAAACTAATTCCGGAGGAAATAACCCGGTTACAAGCTAAAATAAATTTGGCTCAGGCAACTGATTTAAAAACTGCGGGCATCAATAAAACCTCTGCAAAAGAGCTCGTAAAGAGTTTAGATACTACCTACAGCAAAGCCATAAATGATGATATTCAGTTAGCCACTTTCAAGAAATATGTTTCTGATGCTATCATTGCAATTGATAGTGTAGAATTTGAAATTGTGGAAGCAGCCCGGAATATTCAAACTATAATTAATTTCCCCGCGACTATTGCCAGAACTGTATTGGACAGATTGAATGTTCTTTTAGAGTCTATTAATAATATTTTTGATTCATATACCGGTGTTTTTGTTAGTAAAAAGCATGTTGAGAATTTTGCCGGGGCTGTAATTTCTGCTTTGAATGTAGCGACTATTTCTAATATCACAACTGATTATAAAACCAGATCGGATGTTGATAATATTCAAAGTATG